TTCTGAAGAGCAATTACGACTTGGAATAGATAATGATACGACTTGGAATATTACTGAAATAGATGGTGTACAAGGATATTATGCCAGAGTAAGAATTGCAAATAAGGGCCTTATGACAGTAACTCCTTTATTTCAACAGTTAAAAACTACACCGAGTCATAGTATGTTTAATGCACAAGGACAAAAGACTTCTCATGGATTAGCTATGTGGAGAAATACTTTGTTTGGATCTGGTAATATGTGGGGTGAAGGGAATGGTACTGGAAACACTGATTTGAGTGGAGCTACAAATGGTTTTTCTTCTACGAAGTTTAAGTTAAAAAACAAGTCAAGCAGGATAAATGGTACTGGAGATTACATGACATTTCAATTTGCTATACCAGGAGGATTATGTACAGCACATCCGTTAAATTTCAAGGTATTATATAGCACTATGGCTTCAAGCAATTTGATAGAAGCAACTTTTACATTAAATCTTGTTCCATTAAAGATAGAGAATACTATGGTTGCAGATCCAACAGGAGGTGCTATATCTCCAATAGGACGTGACATAGCAAATACAGATGATTATGGGCTTGTTGTACCTTTAACAACGGTATTACTTGATCAAGTAGTAACTTCTAACAAGTTGAGAGCATTAACTTTTGGTCCTTATGATATATCTGATTATTATGAAGATGATATATTAGTTATACAATTAGTAGTGACAAATGGTAGCAGTGGAGGTCAAGCTATAAGTGGAGGTGATCCGATTGATATATTTGTATTGATTGTAGAAGGTGTAGCATTCACGGCAGGTAAAGTATTGTAAGTTATGTATTCAATAGAAGGAAAACCAAATAGATCCCTTTCACCTTGTCCAATGTGTAATACTTCAGGGGTATTGCTTAAAGAGAAAATAGTTCTCAGGGGAGAGCTGTTTGTAAAAGAAAGTATAGAAGAAGATTGTGTCCTTTGCCTTGGTGAAGGATCTATAACAGTAATAGATAATTTACAGATCATAAGTGACAGAGAAACAGATAGAAATAAGAAAGAAAGCAATATTTATAGGGGGAGAAGTCCCCTCCTCTAAGAACTCTAAAGTAATTGGTTATTACTTTCTTCCTGCGGGATCCTCTTCAAATATATTAGCCAGGGTAAGGGCGACATTGCGTCCTGTCAGGTTGAATTTGAATAGCTCAAAAGTAACTAAGAGGTATCAAAAGAGTGCGGCTATGGAATACTCTTTGAAAAAGAGTGAATTCAAAAATTTAATAAAAAATTTGGAGCCACCTTTTAGGGTGGTTTTTTCGTTTGTCAGAAAGACAAAGAGAAAATTTGATTACATAAATGCAGCTCAAATAGTCCAGGACATGATGGTTGACCATGGCTGGATAGAGGATGATAACTGTGAATATTTGATTCCTTATTTTGAAAAATGGGAACATAACAAGAACCATCCTGGAGTCTATATTTCTGTATTCTAATTATTTTTGTTTAATTTAGAAACTTTGAAAAGAAAGAAATGACAGTAAGCCAGAGACTAGATGATAAGGTAAAAAAGTATTGGATAAAGCCAGGGAAAGAAGTAGCTCATAGAGAATTTCCTAAAAGAAAGATGATAGTAGAAGACATTCTTAAAAAGAATGAGAAGATCTACATTGATGGCCTATTGACAGATAAACAATTTGTAGTTGGCGTAGAATGCCATTGGTTTGATGAGACAGGAAGATATGACAGAGGAAAGTTTTTGACCACTGAACTTATTGAGTTCGGTAAAGGAGATCAGAAAAAAGATAAGGAATCGTTTCCCTCAAAGATACCATCTACAGATTTGAAATAATGTTCTTTGAATTAGTAAACAGTAAGGTAGTTGTTACTGAGCAGGCTTTAATGGATGAGTCACTTGACAAACTTTATAGGTCAGATAAGTCCAAATCAAAAACAGCCTGGAACAAGGCAATATCTTATTTATTCTTTGTTTATAGTAAGCAGAGTCAATATAAAAATGTTCTTTTGCATGATAGAAGAAGGATGGTTTCTGAAGATATTATCAAGGATTCCTCTTATTGGAAGAAGCTGGAAGAGCATTCAGAGTTTAGTAAGATAATAGAGAAATATAATAACTTACAGTTTACTCACAACGAAAGATTATTAGAAGGTTTAAAGAGAAAAATTGAAGAATACTTAAACTTCTGGAACAGTCTTTCCGTTGTAGACAAGGACAATCACAAGTTATTAAGTGAAACCTTAAAAAGTTCTGAGGCTTTACTTGAACTTCAGGAAAGATTGGAAAGAATGGTTAGTAAAGAAGCTTTAAGCCGACAAGTTGGTGACGGCGAATCTAAAATTTTTGAAGATGATATTTAATTCTTGTCCAACATTTTACGGGAAGTGTGCTAATATGAATACTTCTTTTTTTAACAGAAATGGAAGCGGTACGGGATTACCAGATTTTGACGTTGAACTTGAGTCTAGTCTGTTTACCAACTGCTGTCCTGAAATTGAAAATTCTAATTGTGGAGCTTCTGCTTCTAGTGCTACTAATTATGTATATTCATATACTTGTTGTGCCTATAATTTTATGGAGAAACTTAATTGGGTTGAGTTTATAGGAAATCAAGCAGGAAATAGTTTTGAATATAGAATAGTATCAGTTATTATTAATGGTACAGAGCATGTAGCAAATCAAGTTCAATCATATTTCCTTTCTTATACAGTAGATGGACTAGTTGGTTTACACACAGTAACTGCTACTAATTCATTTGGCATTACTTATACAGATCAAGTTGATGGATTTAATAGCATATTCACTACATTAGGTGTAGATCATTTATTGAAAGCTCAAGTAGTTAGAGATGATTCACCATTATTTAATTCTACATTTGGTGCAATGCTTAGTAGTGGAGGACTTTATATACTAAGAAGAGAAGATGTAGCTACATTTTCCATAACTCTTGACGGAACACCAAGTTTTGCATACAGAAAAATACTAACAGAATCTAGTCATAGTACTGATGATGTTTTCAATGGTGATCCTGGATTCCACGATCCTGATCAAGGATATGATTATTTTACCTGTGTTAATACAGAAGGAGAACCCTTTGTAGTTATAGGTGATGTAGTACAAGAACCAAATGCTCCTGGATAATGAGTACTGATATTAGACATGGTAGGAAAAGAGAAAAGCGAGGAGCTATTAAATCTTTTGATGAATTACCAGAGAGAGCTCAAGAGAGTTTTAAAATTGTTGCTAAAGAAATGATTAAACTTGATGACACTATAGATAAAGTTTATGTTTTTGGAAGCCATTTTTGGGGATTTTGGGATGATTTATCAGATTATGATGTTTTAATTACATCTAAAAATTTTCCTATGAATAAAGAAGAGTTTAAGAGTCTAATGAAAGAGAAATACGATTTTGATGTTGATATTATGAGCGGTGTACCACATAAACAATTAAAAAGTTTTGTAAGTATACCATTAATCAAATAGAGAAAAACATTAGGAATATAATTATAATTGTAAATAAAAATTAATACCATGGCTATACCAGTATACTTATCTCAAAAAGACATAATGTGGAGAAAAGCTGGAAGATCTATATTTACCGGACTTAGATTGAACAGTGAAACTCCTACCATTTTTGGATACAACCAAATAAAAGGATCTCGTCCCATGTCAGCAAGTTGCTGCTTCGTCAACCTTCCGGGTTGGACTTACAGGAATATGGATACATTTTTTCCTACTATATGGTCTCATCCTCTAGAAACAATTCTGATAAAGAATTATTCTTATGGAGGAGAAAGGCGAGCTGATGATGATTGCTGTGATAATAAAAATATATCTTAATTATGGTAGTAGATCTTAAGAGTATAATCAAGGTAATGACCTTGAAGGGATATGCTGTCTTTGAGAATGATGCCAAACCCCTAAATCTTAATTACGTAGGAATACGTGATGTCTCTAAAGCAAATACCTTTAACGATTGGCTTATTATGTTCTGGAAATATCGAGGCCAGTGGAATTACTTTTATCGTCCAGGCACTACTGATCCCGGAACATATTACTTAGGTGATAAGATGGGAAATTCTTTGGGTACAGCAGTCCTAAAGCAGGGTCAGTATCGTGGAGCCTGGAAGCTAGGAAAACATAGAGGAAAGTATGATGCCTTAGTTCAAAGAAAGGAAGTAACAGTAATTAGAGATGCAAATAAGGATGGTGTATTGGACATAGATGGTGGCTATGCAGATACAGGATTTTTTGGCATTAACCATCATAGGGCTAATGCTAAGAAGGAGTCCGTACAAGTGGATAACTGGTCGGCTGGTTGTCAGGTAACTGCCGACCCCCATTTGTATGACATCTTTATACAACTCTGCCAGGAGAGTGCTGAAGTATGGGGCGAAGGACTAACATATACATTATTAAATATTGAAGATTTTAAAAGTTAACTATTTTACTAATGAATCCTTTAATTATGAAAGCGTTTACTAAATTGTTATTTGGCAAGAAATTAAAAAAAATTGGAAGTGTAGTATTAAAAGTAGTAGATAATGCTATTTTGGGAGGAGCAGTAACAAAAACTGTTCAAGATACAAAGGAAAGCCCCAAGGGGAAAGTTCCTTATCTTGAAATTCTTGCTTCTCTTGTTCCTGTAGTATTATTAATAGCAGTTTTAGCTGGATGGATTGATGTAGATCAGCTAAAAGAGCTATTAAAAGTTTTTTAAGTGAAAATTGATGCTTGTAAATACCGAAATGTTTTCTCCTGTCGTAATGGACGGAATTACAAATGCTCATCCTTTATCTTTTGAATATAAAAGTTGGTGGAAGGAACAAAGAGAAAGATGTCTAAATGGTTATTCAGTTGGAGATATTCGTATAACCGGTGACTTCTACTGGTATTTGAATTTCTGGAAAATAAGGGGCCGAAGCACTTCTACTACTGGAAGAAAAACCTTAATTTCTCCGAAATTTCTTGATATGGATCTGGAATATTTTAATATTCTGGAGAGAGCAAAAAAAGAAGGAAAGCATATTGTAGTAGCCAAGGCCAGACAAAAAGGTTTTTCGGAAAAGCATGCATCCTTAATGGGCAAGGAGTTTACATTTTTTCCCCATTCTCAAACTATTATTACCGCTGGTGAAGAAAAGTATTCTAATGCTACCATGCGTATGTGTGTTAGAGGATTAAATTCCTTAAAGGATACTGAGTTTTATAAAAGACGGCAACCTGATACATTGGAGTATTGCATGGCCCGATATAAGGTAATTCAAAATGGATCTCCTTTTTGGAAGGGGTTTCATAGTGAGATCTACAACATAACTTCTAAGAATAATCCCCAGGCGACAATAGGAAAATCCCCATCATTGATAATTTTTGAAGAAGCTGGTAGGTTCCAGGGTCTTGTCGAGGCTTTCAAGTATATTCAACCTGCATTGGAAGCTGAAGGGCAAACAACAGGATTTGCCATACTTGTTGGCACTGGAGGAGATATGGATAAAGGTGCAGCTGAACTGGAAGAGATTTTTTATAATCCCGAGGCATATAACATGCTTTCTTTTGATAATAAATGGGAAGAAGAAAGTGGAGATAAAATAGGTTATTTTTGTCCAGCATGGTATTATAAGTTAATTGACAAAGAAGGTAATTCGAAAAAAGAAGAATCTCTCCAACTCATTGAACAATATAGGGAGACTGCACGTAAGTCTAAATCTGCAGATTCGTATGTCACTACTATTACACAGGATCCTATAGTTCCCAGTGAAGCATTCATGAGGACTGGTGGGAATATGTTTAACCAGGCATTATTGAATCAACAGTTTACAATAATCAGGAATAACAAAGCATTGTCAAATATGGCTGATAAAGGTAGGCTTAAATGGATAAAAAGTATTGATGGAACAAAAATTAGTGTAGAGTTCATTCATGATAATGATGGTGAATTGCTTGTTTTTGAACATCCTGATGTAGATAATCTTGGAAAAGCTTTTTTGAATCTTTATGTAGCAGGTACTGACTCTTATGACAAAGATGAGGCAAATACTTCTGACTCGAAAGGATCATGTTCTATTTACAAGATGTTTAAGGATTCTAATTCAACATCAAATATTTTTGCTGCAAGGTACACGGACAGGCCAAGAACTGCAGAGATATTTTTTGAAGAAACAGCAAAGCTTTGTTATTATTATAATGCACCTAATTTAATAGAATGGTCAAACATATCTATTTTTAATTGGTATAGGCTAAATGGCTTTGAAGGATTTTTGAAAGAAAGGCCAATGATAGCTTATGCCAATATTAAAGAAACAAAGGTAAGGAACAAGTATGGTGTGGATCCTGGAACTAAAACAGAATGGTTGGTAGTATATAGGGATTACATTGAGGAGTATTCTGAAGTCATGTATGATTCAGAGCAGATTGAAAAAGCTATAAAATTTAGGAATGATAAGAAATATAACTGTGATATTACTATTTCTTCTTCATTAGCCATTATTCATGCCAAGGATAACATAAATATTAAAATTAATAAAGACCAACACAAAACAAAAAAAGAAGAATTTTTTCATTACAAATCTTCAGGAGATGGACAGTTGGTAAAACATTTTTAAAGAAAAATCATGGGACTTCCTAATCAAAATATACCCGAATCAAAAAAAGACAAAGCCTGGATGAAAAGATGTGCATCTGCTATTGTTAATATGGGTTATGTGTCCAGAAATGCAAAAATGAAGGATAAGTTTTGTTATGATATGTATAATGGAATTCAGGATGAAGGAAGTTTTGATTATTTGAGAAAAGTAGGAGATTATGAATATCCCGCTAAAGTAAGATTCGTTCCATTACTAAGGCCTAAATTAGATCTACTTAGGGCTGAAGAAACAAAAAGGCCATTTAATTGGAGGGTATATACTGTTGATTCTACTTCTATTAATGACAAGAATGAAGCAAGATTCAAGGCAATCATAAATCAGATGTCTGCATCTAAAATGCAAATGGGCCAGAAACATCAAGAAGCACTTGAGCAGTTAGATATGATGAAGCAACAAATTGCTCAGATACAAGCTAAGGCACAAGAATCAGGAGAAGAAATCCCCCCTGAGATGCAGATGAAATTAAAAATGGCTGAAAAGGAAGCTGACATTGGTAAATATGTTATCAATAATCAAAATTTAATAAACAGTCAGGACCTGGAAGACATAGAAGTTTATTTTAAATATAAATACCAGGATTTTTTAGAAAAGATTGCTGAAAGAGGTTTGAAATACATGATTGCCAATTACAACTTGAAAGACCAGTTTAATATGGGATTCGAGGATAGGTTATGTACCGATAAGGAATATTATTTCGTAGATTATGAAGAAGGGCAGCAATTAAAGGATCCATTTGTGCGAAAAGTAAATCCTTTGGGATTTTATTATGCAGCTGATAGCCAAGTGCAATGGGTAGAGGATGCAAGTTGGTGCATGGAAGAAAGATTTATGACTATTAATCAGATCATTGACGAATATGGAAATAAGTTGGGATTTGATGATATGGAAAAGATAAAAAAAAGATCAGAATTTATTAGCACCCAATCAACTTATGGATATGGATATAATGGATCTAATGACGGAACAAATACAGGAATGGGAATGGGTGATGTCGATGGATGTTCAGATGGATTATATGCAGGTTCAGAAGAATATGCTAATGTTGTAAGGGTTTGCAGATGTTATTGGCAATCTCCCAGGAAATTGAGATTTAAAAATTCTCCAAACAAATATAAAGAAGGATCTTCTTATACTCATATGCTTTCTGAAGATGAGAAAATAAGAAGCGACAAGGGAGAGACAGAAGATTCTGGTTATATTAATGATATCTATCAATGCACTGTAATTGATACTGGTATTTATGTCGATTTTAAGAAAAAGGACATAATAAGGTCATCAGAAAATCCTGCAGAAGCTAAATTGCCTTATGTTGGCAAGGCTCATAATTACTATACGAAAAAACCTTATTCTCTTGTTTGGGCCGCCAAGGATGTGCAGATCTTATACAATATAGTTCATTATCATAAAGAATTGGCATTAGCTCTTTCTGGAGCTAAAGGGTTCATAATGGATAAGTCACAAGTTCCTGAAGGCATGTCTATTAAAGAATGGATGTATCAAAGAAAATTAGGAGTAGGATGGATTGAATCTGTAAGATCTGGCATGAACCGGCAACCTACATTTAACCAGTTTCAAAACTTTGATGATTCTTTAGGTCCTGGAATTCAAGCTTTATTTACTATGCTTCAGCATCTAGAAGAATTGGCATCTAGTATTACCGGAGTAAGCAGGCAGCGTATGGGAACAGTTGCCCCAACGGACCAGGTTGGATCAAATGAACAGGCTGTAAGTCAATCGGCTTTGGTTACTGAAATAATATTTCATGAGCATGAAGAAACAAAGAGAAATGTTTTTCAAAAACTTATCAACCTTACTCGTAAAGCATGGAAGAAAGGAAAACATGGATCTTATGTGTTAGGAGATCTTGATCAAGGTATTCTGGATGTTCCTCCAAAGGTAATGGAAAGGGCTGACTATAAAGTATTTGCTTCAGATAGTGGCAAAGAAGAAAAAGCTATGCGGGAATTAAAGATGATGGCGGCACAAGAACATGCTAAAGGCCTTCTTACTTTTGGAAACCTGGTAAAACTCTACAATGTAGATTCTTTGTCTGAATTGGAAGCTTCTATTTCCAAGTATGAAGAATTGGCAATGAATAAGATGGATGCTAATAAACAAGCAGAACATGCTAATCAAAAAGAATTAAAAGATCTTGACAACCAGGTTAAGATAATGCTTGACAAGCAGGCTGATGAAGCAAAAATGTTTATGGCTCAACTAGAACAAGCGAAACTTGAGTTTGAAAAAGAGAAGTTCCAAGTAGAAGAATCCAGATTATCTTTAAAAGATACTGGAGATCTTGAAGTTGAAAACAAAAAAGCTGATGATGATTTTTCAATGGAAAAAGCTTATTTAAATCAACAGAAAAAAGAAGCTTTACAGGACTATGAAGTCAACAAAGCAGAACTTGCACTTAAAGGTGTTGAAGCTACTGAAAATCTAATTGAGGAGAATAGAAAACATAAGCAAAAACTAAGAGATTAAAAAAAATTGATATATTTGTTTTTTAAAGAAACCTAGAATCAAGAATAAAAAGAAACATATTTTATATGAAAGATACTGAAAAAGAAAACATTGACAGTACAGTAGATACGTCTACAGATGTTACTGAACCCGCTAATTTAGATGCATTAATAGCACCGGAAGGTAATTATGATTCTAGTATAGACGGAGAAACTCTTTTGGGTGCAGAATCTGAAGATTCCTTGTTGGATTCTTCAAAAGATGAAAATCTTGCTCCAAATATTGACAAAGAATTAGAACCAACAAAAGAAGTTTCTAAAAAAGAAATTCCTTTAATAGAAGCTCCTGTCACTGAAAAGGCAGTTGCAGATACTAAAGAAACAACTTCATCAAGTTCTGACTATTGGAAAGAACCGTTTGCTAAATTAAAAGAAGAGACCGAAGGATATGAGATTCCAGAAGATCTTTCCCAGGAAAATTACTTAGACAAGCTAAAAGAGCATTGGTCAAAGGATCCTGTTAAAGAAATTCATCCTGACTTGCAAAAGATCCAGAATGCTATTAATGAAGGAGCTGATCTTTCTTCTGTCTTAAAAGATTTAACAACGGATTTTGATATTTTAAGACTTGGTGACAAAGAACTTCTATCACTTGATTATACTCAGGACAACAAAGATTGGGATGAGGATAAAATTAATCAGGTTTTAGAGAAACTAGATAATGCCGGAATGCTTGAAATAGAAGCACAGAAGGTGAGAAATAGAGTTCGTGATTTTCAACAAGCACGTCTTGAGAACTTAGAGGTTGAAACAAAGGCCAAACAAGTTCAAGAGACTGCAAAAATAAAATCCGAAAGAGATGAACAGATAAATCTCGCACTAGATACCTTAAATGGTATGGATGAAGTATATGGATTACCAATAAGCAAAGCTGAAAAGGTGGAATTCTCTGATTACTTCAAATCTATTGTTACCCCCGACGAAAGTGGTATAGCACCAATGTTTCAAATGTTGCAAAGCAACGAAAATTTGGTAAAAGTTGCCGCTATGATGTGGAAAGGTGATGATAAAATCAGAAGTGCAATAACTGAAGCTAAGGAAAGTGGAAAGAATGCCTTTAAGGACAAACTTGACAAAGATCCTAAGCTAAGTTACAATTCAGGGAGTCCCGTTGACTCCACGAAAATAGATCTAGAAGCATTATCCGCTCCAGAGCGGTTAACTTTATAGATCAACAAATAAATTTAATTTTAATTAAAAATCTAATAAAATGAAGATTATTGGAACTGGAACTTATGATGCAAACAGGACCACTATGACGAATTCATTGGCGGCAGCTTTATTGACAAAGCCAGAGATTTCGACTAATGTGGTTAACTTGTTTGAAGATAATTTCACTGCATTTTCCTCATATTTAGCTCGTAAGGGTTTGACTAAAAAAGGTCTTACTCCGGACATGAGCACTTCTGATTTCAAGGTAATTGGAAATAGGAAGTTTATGTGGGCAGTGAAAGGTTATCCTTTTAGGAAAGGAACAATATTGTTAGCAGCAGATCCTGCAACACCAACCGTAGAATTTGATTGTACAAGTGCTCAGCCTGGTGTTAATCAGACTATATTTCAGCTAACTTTAGATACTAATTTCTTTTCGCCAAATGATACTTTAGAATTGTCGGATCATCGAACAATTCTTCAAGTGTTAGATGAGTATCCCGTAGAAGTGACCATAAGTGGTCAGCCAGGATGGAGATATCAAGTAAGGTTGGTAACTAACATAAATGGTTCTTATTGTGACTGTAATTTGGTTGCAACAGGATCAGAAGTTGGATTCAGCTATACTGCGTTTCCTGAATTGAGTGAAACTGGATATGAGAAAAATACATTCCCAGAATGGCATACTAACTATATGACTATTCAAAGGATGCAATTTTCTACATCCGGATCAGCTCAAAATACTGTTCTATGGGTTGAACACAATGGCCAAAAACTTTGGTTTAAGGTTCAAGAAATGGACATGATGAGAAGGTGGGCTTATGCTAGAGAAAATCAACTCTTGTTTGGTCGAGCTACTATTGATGCAAATGACAACGTATTTTTACGTGACATCAAAGGTAGGGAGATTATTCAGGGAGATGGACTTATAGCACAAGGTGATTCTTCTTTGAAATTTCAGTATAACACGCTGAATATTAAGACGCTTGAAAACATTATGCAGAATCTTCAATTGCTTACAAATGATGATGGTTTGACAGAAGTTTTCGTAATGGGCGGCCAAGCTTTCGTTTGGAATTTCCAAAGGTTAATGAGAGATGTGTTTAAGTATGACCCACAACCTCTATTTGTTTCCGCTGGAGACAGAGAAAAGGGTGTAAAAGTTGCTTTTAACAGCTATGAAATGGCAGGAGTTAAGATTGTCGTTGCATGGAATAAAGCAATGGATGCTGCTTGGAGACCTCAGCAAAAAGACATCTTTGGAACTAATCTTGAGTCTTACAGAGGGTTCTTTGTATCCCTTGGTAATACAATAGGTGGTGACGCAAATGTTGAGCTTATTGCTCTAGGCAACGGTGCAGATGATCGTAGGTATGTTAAGAAAATTATTGATGGTATGGCTTCACCTGGTGGAAGTGGAAGAAAAGAATACTCTTCCAACTCTGTAGATGGATACCAATGCCAGATACTTTCTGAAACAGGCCTTTGTTTAAAGAATCCATTTGGGTTCGCTGAGCTGTACAAGCCTGTTTAATTGATTTAATAAGATAAAAGAAAAAAAGATGACAGGAAATATCAAAAGACTGATAGCAATTGATAAAAAATATCATGAAGCTCCGGTTTATATTTGTGCTAAAGAGGATCCTCGTACTAAGACTTTGGTTGATTATGAGGGACGCTTGAGTGCTAATGAAAGGAAAGAACTGAGTGTAAAAATAGATGGAGATACCCAATTAAGAGTGTCTCATCTAATGCAGTTTGATCTTGACAACCCGAATGACAAGATATATTTTGAAATTATATCAGATGACAAAATGGTTGCTCCTTCTAAGGAAGAAGTTAATCCAGGATCTCACAGGTATTATATTGAAGATAAAGAATATGAGGCCAGGGTTTCCATTAGCAAAACCAGACTAAAAGCTCAAGCATTTAAGGTCGTTGCCCTTCTTTCATTAGAAGACATGGTCAATTATGCAAGAATTTTAGGAAAGTATGCTTCTGATCTCTCTGCAACTCAGGTTGAAGCTCTTCTTTATGATAAATGTGAAGATAAGCCGAAGGAAATAATTGACATTTCCACGGATAGGGACCTGAAGTATAAGATCCTTCTTAACAAGTTATTAGATAACAATTTTATAACTTCTGTTAATGGGAAATATATGAATGGTACTGAAGTCGTTGGAATAAGTGAAGATTTTTCTATTCAATGGCTTAAGGATCCTAAGAACTCTGCAGTTGTTACACAGTGGATTTCTTCTTTTAGTGGGTTTGAATCACCAAATGTCGCTGCGATATACGAAGATCATGAGACAAAATCAATTGAAGAGCCAGTTTCGACAGTTGCTGTTAAGAGTAAGAAGAGAAAGGGAACTAAAGCAAAAATCAAAAGCAAGTGATTACTACTGCCTTAGATACGTATAAATATTTTCTTGATGGTATCAACAAGGAAAGAACTACTACTGTTACTCCAGACGAGTTTAATCGCCTTATTAATATGTGTGAGGTTGAATGGATCAGGAATAAGTATAGTGAATTCGAGTATATCGAAAAGAGAATAGATGATCTAAGGATATTGGAAGTCCGTGATGTTATTCCTAATACTGGTACGCTGGTTTCAGGTGAAGAAATTTTTATTCTTCCCTATAATGCTGTAACCAATGTTAGTACTTCCGGGAATCCAACAGGACAAAATCATGGATATATGTATATGCTTAATGTTGCCTGGAAAATTCAATATGTGGATAATGAATGCTGCAAGACCGGTGAATCTAAATGGATCCCGTCTAGAACCATGAAAGCTAATTTTGAATGGGAAATACAAGATGACCCATACAATAAGCCGAAAGATGATAGACTGTATCATAAGATCATTGCGAATCAGGTAGAATTATACACAGGCACAAATTCTTATGGGATAGAAGTTAGGTTTGACTATTTAAGGTATCCCAGGGTGATTAATGTTCCTACATCAGCCAATCCGGTTGATATAGTTTCTGAATTGCCCTTACATACCAGAGAAGAAGTCATCTCAATAGCTATCAGGAAAGAACTTGGAAGAATTGAGTCTCCGAGATATCAACAGCAAATGATTGAAAATGCTCAAACAATTACTTAAATTCAAACAATTTTAAATCAAATATCATGCTTAGAAGACATGCAGATAAATTGCTAATTAATGGTGGTTATGCCGATGTTCCTATTGGAACACCAACTGCCACAAACATTAACATAACTGGTTATGGCATACTTGACCAAGCATTCATAGTGAGTGCAAATAAGATCTGTTCTGCTGTAGAAGTGCAACAAGAACAGGATGTAACAGTAATAATCCCAACATCTTGCGAATGTCCGTATGAGTGGTGTCTAACTATAGTTTGTTTACCAAACTTGCAGTTATATGAAACTCAGAACACATTTGCTAGTTCAAAGGTTTATTGTTATGAAGATCCAGCTGGAGGAACTCCGGTTGACACAGTTGCGGCTGCAGCGATTGCAGCTTACATTAATGCTGACCCTTTTGCTTGTGTAACTGCTACCGTAACCGGTGCAGTAATTACACTAACATCAAATGTTGGTACTAATGGGTTTGAGGTTTATTCCTCATCAGCAACAATCCCGGCCCCAACTACGGCTCATGTACAAGAAGTACTGGGCATAGATGCAATGACTAGGATATTCCCTATACACCCAGGAGACTTTGGCTCACAACCAACGCTTCCTTATACTCCGGATTTTACAACTACGGGCTATTGTAAATGGAATGTTACTATCAGGGGCCAGGAGGATGTTCAAGATGTGGACGGTGCTAATCATTGGAACGAATATGAGAAAGAGTTAGATCTCTATATTTGGGACGATGGTACAGGTGCGTTTACAACACTTGACGGTCTGATTGATACTGTGCTTGGAACATAGTGAATGTTCTTGAGCTTTCAATAAGTATATCTCTATTCTGCCTCGGTATTCGTGAGGTAACTGATGACATCGGTGGCAGAATAGGATATCCTTTGAGAGAGTTCGTATTAAAAAAAGAATTTCCATTATGGATTCTTAAACCGACTATATTGTGCATAACATGCATGGCCAGCTTTTGGGGTTCTTTGGCATATTTCACTCTTTCCTTTTTAGAAGTAGGATGTGATTGTTTGTTGAAGATAGAGACCTGGATAGTTTGGATCATTGTTTGCCTTTCAGTATCTTTCTTGAATACCCTTTTATGGGAATTGAGAAACAAGGTTTTAGGAGTTCAGTAAAAGTACATCAATGGCAAAGACATTAGCTGAAATAGGATATAGCATACGAAATCAAATAAAAGGCTATTTTTCTACTGATGACGAGCGAATTTCTATTGAATTTATTTATGCTAAAGCATGGGACATAAGGTCCATGCTCATCAAAGAGGAGTATAGAAAATTCAGACAACTAAATGACCAGGATTATATTTCTGAATGCTGCCTGGAAGTTTGTTGTGATGAAACTGTTTGTGAAGGAGAAGATTCCCTGGCAAAAGATCATTATGTCAATATTCCCACATTAGAATCTGCTCTAGGATATAATGGAGTCAAGTATTTTGGAACTACAGACAAGAAGACTCCCTTTAGAAGAGTAAATTATCCAGGTTATCTTTATAGTGACTATGAGTCCTATACCAAGAACGTTCCTACATATACGTTAGTAGATACCAAAGCATTTCTTAAAAATCTTCCTACCGATACACTTAAATTTATATGTATCATAGGTATCTTTGAAAACCCAAGAGGTCATTGTGATCCAGAAGACGCTTTTCCCATTGCACGGCATTTGGTTCATAAACTTGAACTAATCGCTGTCAAGCAACTGATGAGTACAATCGTTATTGGGCCAGATGAAGTAAACAATGCCAGGGACGACTCACCAGCACCCATAAACCAAGCTTCTAAACCTCCTGGTCAAACTTCTAATACTCCTCAGAATGGCTAGTCATAGTTTAGAGAAAACAGAAAAAAGATCTGGTCATGTGACTATACAGACTCCTGTATATATTGGAACACATATGTTTAAGATTAATGAACAATATGAATTTTCTGAAATTCAATGGTTTTTAGTTGGATGTGGATGTGGGGGGCAGAAAAAGGAAAGTGTGAAATACTATCTTATCACAGTAGGAAAAAATAAATTTTCTGTAGATGAAAAACATATTGTTGAAACAAACGTGGCCATTCCCAAGGTTTCTCAAAGCTTTGACACAGCCCGAAGAGATCAGTATAGGTATCCAGGAACTGATTTTTCAAGTATTGTTGCTCATCCGAATCCCAATGCCATCTTAAAAAATGCAAATGAACAAGCTACAGACAGATATCATCATAATGACTGGTCATGAAATATAGAACTTGGATAAATAAAGGGTTTCGTTTTGGCTACAAGGTAAACTTGCTTGATGATGTTTTGGATATAAAAAGATTTACAAAAAGAACATTTTCCAGCTTTAAGGATCTTTTTAAGCTTAACAGGGAGAGGAAGGCTAAAAAATTGGCAAAAGATATATTTACTGACTTTTTAAAGTTGTTGACTGAAGATCTTATTGAAAATAATAACATATTTGTCTTTCCGGAGAAGAGCTTTGGATATGTAAAGATCTCCAATACGGCAAATATATCCAGAAAAGATTATGTATATAATATTGAAAGTGATGGAAAAATCTTTACACCAAGAATTAAATTAGACCAAAGAATCTTTAATAGAACCAGGAAGCATTATAAGATTAGATTTAATCAATTGCTAAGATGCAAGATGTTTGATTTAATAACTAGTGGACATAAATACTAAAATAAAATGATTGACGTAAAGGCGATGGGTAAAAATCCAATACAATATTTATTAGGAATTTGTATAGTTGTGATTGGGTATTTATATGTAGACGTAAAGGATACGATGCAAATCCAAATAGATGACCTAAAAGAAGACGTAGTAAGGCTTCAGAATGATAACAAAGAACTAACTGACAAGTATGTGGAACTGGCTAAAAGTATTAATAAGTAGTTTGCTAATTGGGTGCAATCAGGGTGCTGAACCAGAACAATGCGAAGTACCCCCGACTAATTATGATTCCCTATTTAGTATAGGCGATTCTGTATTGGTGGACTTTTATATATCACAAGCACAACAAAAGCTATACCACGATTCACTCACTGGTACTTTAACGGACTACAAGTTGAAGCTCCAGCAGAAACAGATAAAAGAGGAGCGTGAGCGTATAGTTTACCGGGATACTATAATATACCGTAAGGAGTTTAAAACGCTCTACACGACCTTATATGACACCATACGCGACACCGTGTACGTTACTGATACAATCCGGGATACGGTATATGTAAAAACTAAAAGAAAACGAAGATGGAGAT